ACAGCCAGGCCCCAGTCCGCTGTCGGGCTCGGGAAGTTGATGGCGACGCCATTCGAGATGACGGAGGGCTGGGCTGCGGAGGCGTTCGGGAAGTTCGTCGCGTTGCCGGCGATCTCGACGCGCGCATAGCCGGAGACGCCGACCGTCAGCTCCAAGCCGGTGAACGTCCCGGCCTGGAAGAGGTTCGAGACCTCCGTCCACGTCGCTCCGCCGTCGACGACTGTGCCGCCTGCCGTCGTCGGCCACGTCGGCTGCGTCCCGGAGGACTCGCCCGCCGTCGTGCACTTGAAGATCTTCCCGGCTTGCCCAGTCAGGGAGTTGAAGGTCGTCGGGATGACGTAGGCGCCGAGCGAGTAGCTCGTCGAGGCGAGCCAGATCGTCGCTTTCCCGAGGCCGAAGAAGTGGTTCGCCGGGCCGCTGAGCGGAGCAGTGTTGTACTGCCCGAAGGCGTTGTGCATCTTCTCCTCGGTGAACGTGGTGTAGCCCATCTCGGCCCGGAGGTCGTGAGCTACCCGCGCCATCTCGACAAGCTTCGGGTCCTGGAACAGATGCGCCTTCATGGGACAAGTCCTTTCGGTTAGCTGGTAGCGCCGGGGAACGAGCAGACGAGCCCGACGACGTTCACCGGGTGGGGCGTGAGGGTCGTCACGGTCGCGTCGAAGGCGTAGGGGCCCGCGTCGTTCTCGCCGAGCGACTCGACGTGCCGGGTCACGGTCAGTGACTCTGTGCCCTGGCCGGCGGTGACCTTGACCACCTCGGTGTTCGTCCCGTCCTCCATCAGCAGATAGAAGTCGGCGCTGAGCGGACCCGACCCGTCGCCGGGCCAGCCGTCATCGGTGGCCGAGCGGGCGATCGACGTCGCCGAGGCAGCGATACCGGCAGTCAGGTGATCCTGGGTCGGCTTGTAGAACTGGGCGACGTTGGTAGCGGCGGTCATGGCTTCCTCCTTAGATCGGGGTGATGACGGACGTGCCGAGCACGGCGTTTACCACGTCCAGGCGCAGGTAGAAGCCCGCGGGGACATGGATGACGTGCGTCAGGATCAGTCCGGCTGTGACCGTGTAGGCAGCTGCCGGGATCGAGACCTCCGTCGGACCCGCCCCGCCGGGTGATGCTGACGAGACGACCGACTTGAGCGTCGCAGCACCACCCACCAGCGCCGTGTAGGTGACCGGCGTCCGGACCTCGATGTCGTAGCCGAGGGTGTTGTGGAACGCCGCGCCTGTTGAGAGCCCGGTCGTCGTCGGAGCCGAGGTCGGAGTCGTGGCGATACCGCCGATGACTACGAGGTCGCCTTCCTCGACGGAGGGCTCTGCCGCGTCCGGATTGACGTGGAAGGTGAACGGCCCCGAAGTCGAGCCGCCGACCGGCGTCACCGTGTACTGGTAGTCACCGGGATCGAGGAAGACCTCGGCGAGGTTGCCGTTCCCATCGAGCGTAAGTGTCGTGGCTGCGTTAACGGCCTTGAGACGAGTCGTCCAGCAGACAGAAGCTGCGGAGGCGCCGCCGACCAGTTCGATCGTGAGGGACGCTCCATCGGCCGGCACGAGATCGCCAGCCAGGTTGCCGTAGACGAAGGAGGACGGGCTCCAGATCCCGGCGAAGGTGTAGGCGTGCGCCGTCGGGAAGGCCATCGTCGCACGGAGTCGCTTGGCGAGACGAGCGAGGAGTCTCGTGTGTGGGTCGTGGATCACGACGCCGTACAACCCGAGCATCAGGAGGACAAACAGCAGGCGGGACAGACGGATCATGGTGGCTCCTTCTCTAGAAGACGGTGTACCCAGGGGCGAGCTGGAGGGGCAGCGCCGTGGAGTAGATCCAAGCGAGGGATCGGGTCGAGTCGAGGGGTTCCCCGGCGCCGGTCTCGTCGGACGTCCAGTCGTTCCGCGGGCCGTTCCCGTAGTTCTGGTTCTCCATCGCGTAACCCTGGTACGTGAAGGTCTGCGGCGAGTTCGCAAAGCTGTTGTCGTCCGGCCGGAACTTGCAGTAGGGAGCGAGGTACCGCTGGTACGGATAGTCGCTGAGCTGCGTGTTGTTGTAGATGTTCCGGGTCCAGACTTCGAGGGAGACCGCGTTCGGGTCCGTCAGCTCCGCCAGGTTCTCATACGCGAACCCGATGATATTGGCGCCGTCATGCAGCAGCTCACCGTTGAGGAGCAGCTCCATCAGGCAGGGATCCGGGTAGGTGATCTCCAAGGTGAGCTCCCACCACTTAACTTTGTCCAAGTCGCGGTAGTTGATGTCGATCGATCCGCTGGCGTCCTTCGTCGTGAACTCGTTGGCCGCCTCCATGGCGGGCTTGATGTCCAACTTCACGAAGGACGTGTTGGCGTAGGCCACCGTCGACCCTTCGGCGTCGGGCGTCCCATCGGCTCCGAGGCGCCAGAGGCGGATCGCGAGACCCTGGATCGACTTGCGGCCGATAAGCGGTTGTGTCATCGGAGGACCTCCTCAGTCCACTGTGGTGTCGACGAGCACGGCGGCCCGGAGGGCGCCGTTGGAGAAGATCCCCCAGGGGCGACGAGCCCGCCAGGTGATCACGTTGGTCTGGACGATCGCCGGGGACATCTCCTCGTAGGAGTCCGGCAGCACTGTGATCGGGCCCCGGAGGAGCGTCACCATGTCCGTCGCGAATGCCCACTGCTGGTGGGCGTAGCGCGGCGACGCGATCGTCGGCTGGTCTGTCGGGGCGGAGCCGTCGAACCCATAGCCGGGGACGATCAGGTTGCCGTTTGGCGTCCAGATCCGGCGCGCGCCACCCGGCGTCGACGGCGAGCCGTCGTAGCGGAACGGGACGCCGCCTCGGGACGCCCAGTAGTTCATCAGGAACGGGGTGCAGCAGATGATCCCCTGCCCAGCATCCTTCTCGCCGATGGCGCCTTCGAGAGCCGCTAGGGACTCCCGGACGCCGACGGCGGCAGGGCCGACCGGGTAGTAGGGATCGACGGCTGCCAGGTGCGGCTGGGTCGGGTCGATCGAGCCCGTCCACCACTGGTTTTCGACCCGCCAGCACTCGTGTGCGAGGAGGCCTCTCTGAACCCTCTGCTGAGCGTCCGAGGCCTTGTAGCCGAGCGTGGAGCGGGTGTCGTCCATGACAACGAGGAAGGCGGCCCGGATTCCGTGCTCGGGGCAGAGCCGGAGCGCGTCGGTGAAACCTTCACCGCAGGTCGGATAGCCGTCCGCCGGTCCGATGATCTCCGGGAGGAAGTCGAAGCCGTTCTCCCATCGCTCGCCGACGGGCTCGCCGAAGACAGAGGTCGACGGCTTGCCCTTCGACTCCGGCGGGAGGTCGTCCGGATAGCTGCCGGCGTCGAGGACGGGGCAGCTAGTCAAGAGGGACAGGGGAGAGGGAGTGAGCGCCGGCGCGTTGATGACGGCGCCCGGGCCGACGAGCGGAAGGTCGTAGTAGTCCTCCCACCCAACGAACCGTTCGATCGGCCTGGTGTACGTCGTCGGCGTCATCGCTCGCTCTCCTCTCCGTGGTCCCTGTCTGGCCTTGCCCTAGCCCGGTGGAGACTTACAGGCCGGAGCTGGCGGACGGGCAGGCCTGCCCGGTGACGATGTCCACCGCGGCGGCGTAGGAGCCGTCCGGGCACATCGTGTGGGTCGTAGCGAGGGCCTCGACGCCGATGAAGGCGACGTTCTCGAACGACTCGCCGAAGTTCCTGAACTTGTTCTGCGCCGTGGTCACGGAGTCTCGGATGAGCCCGAGGTCCAGGATCCCGGCGTCCAGGTGGAGGAAGCTGCCCTCCGCCGCGACGATCGAGACGACCGTGCTCGGGAAGTCCGGGAACGCCCCGCTGGTCGCCAGCGCGAACTTCTGGCCGGCACCCGTCGGGGTGTCGATGTACCAGGTGACCGCCGCGTGGAGGTTCGTGAAGAAGCCCTCGATCTCGGCGTCGGCGACGTCGAAGTTGTCAAGGCCTCCGGGAGCCAGCGTGTTCACGAGGTCGATCCGCATCGCGTTGAGCGCCCAGGCCGGGAGCCACACGTGGATGACCAACGCCGGGTCCGTGCGGTTCACGTTCCGGTAGTAGGCCAGGATGTGGTCGATCTGCGTGAGGAGCTGCCGTGCGGTGCCGAACGTCTTGGCGAACGTCATCTGCTTGCAGGCGGCGATCATGTTCGTCAGCAGCAACGTCTCCGCGGCGGCGGCCCAGGCCGCCATCGTCAGGCGGACGAAGGCGTCAACCTGCTCCGGGAAGGTCCGGGCGGTGAGGTTCGAGAACTGCAGGCAGCGCCAGATGATCTCGACGTCGTACTCGGCAGGGCTCGCGCAGCCCACGTCGTAGCAGAGCTTGAGGCCACCATCAGCGTCCTCCTCCGTCGTCTCCGTGCCGATCGCCGACCCGAGGTTGTTCGGGTTCGGGCTCGGGGGCGAGACGACGAGGTCGCCCAGGTGGGGCGGCGTGATGAGCTTGATGCCACCGCGGGTCGCCGCGAAGGTCGGCAGCGAAGCTGCGACCGGACGGAGGTCCTCAGCGATGACCATCAGCTCGTAGTACGGCGCCACAGGGGCGCAGAGGCCGCCGGACGCGAGGATCGCTTCCGGGGTCAGGAGCGCGTGGAGCTTCGCCATGTTCTCCTCTGCCGCGTCCTTTCGGAACGTCCGTTCCTCCGGGTAGTCGGCGTGGATGCTGGCGACGATGACTTCCTCTGTCCCGTGGCTGCCTCCGGCGCTGTGGCGCAGGCGGTTGAAGCGCTTTGAGAAGGCCTCGGCCACCGCGTCCATGTCCGGGAGGGTGGAGCCCGCACCGATGCCTTCGATGTCCGCTCCGGCGGTGATGACTCGCATCCCCCCACGGTTCGGCACACCCGTCCCCGGGTCCACCAGTGGCTCGAAGTTGCTCGGCCGGAAGGCGGCGAGGCCAAGCCGACGTGTCGGCTCGGTCGGGCGATCCCGGACGGCGGTGATGATCCCGGGCATCGCAGTAGCGAATGCCTCGGCTGCGCCGCGGGCTGCAGCGGCGGCGATCCCCTCGACATCGACAGTGAGACCGATGGCCTCGGCGATGACTGGGGTGACGATGGGCGGCGTCTCGACCGGCTCGCCACCGACGGGCGGCTGCCCGATCTGTGCATCGAGCTCGGCGAGGCGGGCGGCAAGGTCCTCTGGCGGCACTGCGGCCGCGGCGTGCTCCACGATGACGGCCCGGACAGCGGTGAGCTGCTCGGCGTGCTGTGAGAGCGACGCGATGTCCTCCGGCGTGGCCGCGGTTGCCCGCAAGGCGGCGTAGGAGGAGAGGAGCGTGCCTTCAAGCTCGGCCAGGTCCTCGGCGCTGAGCGTCGAGAGGCCAGGCAGGTCAGGCAGCGGTGAGAACTGGTAACGGCTTGCGAATCGAAGCATCGGAATGGCCTCCGGCAGGTTGTTTGACCCTGAGTGGGACGCCGATGGCCTCTAGCCGCTCGGCTTGCCCGGTCTAGGCCGGAGCACAGCACCGATTGCTCGGATGACGATGACGGTAGGGAGTTCGATCGCGCTAGTCAAGTACCCCGGCGCTGACCTGCGAGGTAAGTGTCGTCGTCCTCATCCTCCGCCGTGACGTGCCGGCGACCCCGTCCATCGACCGTGGCGTGGCGGAGATGCCGGGGGACGAAACTCGCCAGCTCTGGTTTGAAGCGCTCGATCGGAGGGACAGAGCGCTCCAGAAGCGTCGGGGAGACGCCTCGCGTCATCCCCGGCGGTTCCGTTTCCGAGCTTGACGCTGTGACCGGTTGCGAGAGCGGTCCCGCCGCGGCCGGCTGGTCGACCGGCGGCGTTCACTGCTGGCGTAGCAGCACCCGTAGCCGAGCCCGGCAGCCATCAGGCCCCCGGCGGGAGCAGGAGCTTCTTGCCGCTCCCGTTGCCCTGGATGACTTCGAGGACGTCCTTGCGGACCTCCGTCAGTCGGGTCCGTTCCCGATGCCGCGCGTCCCGGGCCGAATGCCGGAGCCGATCGGCGAGCCGGTCCGCTGAGTCTGCTGTCAGGAAGTACGTCGAAGAGCCGAGCGGCGTATTGAAGATGAGCCCGATCAGGACGAACTTCCCGCCTGCCCACTCGGAGAGGTCGAAGGTCGTTGGGACCGGGCTCAGCGGGATCGGGGAGATCGGAACGGTGGGAGCCGCCTCGGGCTCGGGCTGCCCGACATCGTGGCTGTCGGCACCATCGACGAGCGCTACTTCCTCGTCATCGCCAGCAGCTACCGGGCCGTCAGCGGCGGCTCCCTCTTCATCGGCGTTCATGCGACGTCGACCTGCGCGTCGAGCTGGGCGAGCAGGAGCGGCCGGAGCAGCCGCCAGTTCGCCTCGATATCCCTGAGACGCTTGTCGAGCGCGTGCCAGGCATCAGCGCCCGGGTCATCGAAGACCCGGCCGGCGGCGACGAGCGAGAACATCTCGCCCTCGTGCATGACAGCGATCGGCGTGGCGTAGGCGACGAGCCCGGCGAGCGTCCCGGGAGAAGCGGAGGCGGCAAGGCTGAGGACCGGGAACCCGGGAGCGATCACCTGGGCGACGGCGATCAGCTCCATCGAGCCTGAGATCTTCCGCCAGTCGCCGGACGGTGAAAGTGCGGTGAACTCCCGGACCTGCTCCTCTGTCACTCCGGGACGGAGCGCTCCGTGTGCCCAGATCCCGAACTCGTCCTCTCCGACGGCGACGTCGCACATCTGGATCGCTCCCGGGCCGCCGTCATAGTGCGCCTTGGCCGAGAGCCAGTCGGCGCTCTTGTCGGCGTGGCCGGCGCCCATCGTGATCGTCCCGCAGTGTCTCCGAGTCCCGTCGGCGCAACGGATCTCGCCGGTCATGAAGTAGGCGTAACCCGTATTCGACATCGGCGGGGTGACCCGTTCACGCAGGTAGCCGGTGTGCTGGCGGCCGCGCTCGGCGATATGGCCGAAGACCTCGCCCGCCTCTGTGACATAGAGCGGCGTCCGGGCCTTGAGCTGCGGAGGATCGAACCACTCCGAGGGAGGCTCGACGGGCGGGTGGATGGCCGAGGCGAGGAGCATCGGCGTAGGCGCGGGTGGGAGATCCGGGAGACCTTGCGGCTCGACGATCTCCAGGTCGACGTCGATCGGAGCGATGACGCACTGCGGGAAGGCGGGCGTGGCCACGACGGTCATCCCGAGGATCCGGTAGTTCGTCAACAGCTCGTAGCAGTCCGAGTCCCCGAACAGGAGCGCCAGGATGTCGTCGCTCGGCGGAGCCGTCGGGTCGACGGAGACGATCTCGGACTCGATCGGCTCGATGTCTGCGGAGACAAAGCGCGTCCCGCCCTGGAGCGCCACCTGCCGGGCGCACTCCTGCCCTTCGGCGGAGCCGAGGTCGAATGAGCCCTCGGCATAGACGAGCTGCCATGAGTCGGACGTCCCCGGCTTGTAGTCGATCTTCTCGATCGAGCCAACGACCTCGGATGAGCGGTGGCCGGGCTCGTTCTTCTTCTGCCAGCTCAACGGGAGCGGGAGCGAGCGGAAGTCGCCGGCACCGACCTGGGCCGCACGGCCGTCCGTGGTCCGGAGGCCCTCGACGAACCCGTAGGCATGCCAACGCTCCGGGAGACCGGCCGCTGAGACCTCCTGCGATGAGAGGAGCGGGAGCGAGTCCGCTACGAGCGCCTCGGTGCCTTCGAGGCCGGCAGCCTTCTTGTCCGGCTTGAGCGAGCCGTCGGCGTTCCAGTTGTCCGGGATGTGGGAGGAGGCGTTGAGCGCCTTCGCCCGCTTGATGATGTGCTTGCGGATCGTGTCGTGGTCGGCCCCGCCCCGGCCGACCGCGTGGATCGCCTTGTCCAGCTCGCCGACGTTCCGGATCGGGTACGACCCGTCCGGCCTTGCCTCCCCCTTCTTCGCCGCGTCGTCGCGCTCGGCCTTCGTGATGAAGGCCCAGTAGGGGACGGCCCAGTCGGTAGCGGCGCCGAACTCGACCTCGTTGAAGGTCACGACGTCGCCGGTCTCGTCGAACGAGGCGGACGCGTAGACCTCCTCGGCCTCGGCGTCGGTCAGGCCGACGAAGCCGGTCACGGTGATCCGGTGCGCCCCGCCCTTGGCCTTGAAGGCTTTGCAGGCGCAGTTCGCCATCGAGCAGGCCCCAGTGTTCTTCCCGGCGCTCATGTTGGCGTGGGCGCTCCCGAAGTGCCCGCAGGTACAGGCGGCGCCGTTCGGGACGTCCGCGGCGTAGGGCTCGTCGTCGAGCGGGGTGAACTGGTAGCGCCTCAGGACTCTCATCGAGGACTCCTTCTCGTCAGGTCGCATCTGCCCGCGATGGTATCCCGCGAGAATGACGAGAGGGCGGATCGAGCCCTGGTCGTCCGACGGAACTCCCTCCTGCGAGGTCTGTCCCGTCGGACGATCTGGACCACTCGAAGGCTTGATCAGAGCCCTGAGCTGGGCCGGTCCACGCGCGAGGTCCGGCCGTAATCGCATCGTACCGCGTCGGGGAAGCGTTAACGCGCTCCCACGCTCAGCTCCCGGGGAGGACGACCGGCGGCCCGCTGTCGTAAGTCAGATAACACCTGCAGTTGTGTACGACGATCCCGCCAGCAGAGTACAAGCCTGCCGGAGTAGTAATATCGACAACATTGCCAGAGTAAGGAAGCCGAGTTATGGAGGTCACAGCATGGAAAGCGAAGCCGTCAGGAGTCACTGGGCTGACAAGCGGGACCCCATCAGAGCGGACGTCATAGCCCGCTACCAGGCTGGTGAGAGTATCGCCGGTCTCAGCCGCCACTTCGGGATTGGGGAGGCGGTGATCAGATCCTGTCTCACTGACGCAGGGCTGACCATCCGCGCTACGGCGAAAGATCGCCGCGCCCACTTCCTCCCCGAGGTCCGGCGTCTCTATGACGAACAGCGGTCCGTCAAGGCCATGGCCGCAGATCTCCGCATCGGGCGCAACGTCGTCATGTCCTGTCTGGCTGACCTCGGAATGCTCAGCCGCTCGCGCCACGAGGCTGCCCTTATCCGGATGCAGGGCGCGGATGAGCGCGGACGGGTGGTCCGCAACGCGCACCTCTCCATGGGCTACGGGAACCATGAGATGGCCAAGCTCCTCCAACTGCTCGGCATAAAGACCGAGCGCGAGCGGCCGGTGGGGCCCATGAACGTCGACATAGCGATAGGGGACTTCATCGCCGTAGAAGTCCACCACCAGTCGGCCAACCCGTTTGGGCATGCCAGCAGCAACCGACACCGCTGTGAGAGCCTCCTGCGCCGTGGGATGGCCGTCTGCTACGTCTGGACTGGTTCTTGCCACGGACCGCACCTCGGCGGTGCAGAGCACGTCGTCGCCTGGCTGCAGGGAGCCGATGGCGAGCCACCCAAGCCGGGTGAGTACCGGATGATCCGGGGTTGCGGCGAGTTCCTGGCCTCCGGCCGTGACCACGTAGACGAGATCACCCTGCCACCTGGACTCCATCGCCGCTGTCTGGAGTCCTGACACAGGCACCCAGGGCGCCACGCAGTTCGCCGCCATAGCGTCGGAAAGGTCCGGATCGCCCGGGTAGGCGGCACTCTCGCCGCCGACGTCGAAGTAGACATCGACGCCGACTGTGACACCATCAATCGCGGCGTGCTCTGGACGGACAACGTCGTCCTCCATCGTGTTCCAGGTCTTCGTCCCGCCAACGTACTGGCCGCCGATGGATGTCGAGTCACCGAGGACGACGGCCTGGCTGACGGCGTTCGAGTACTGGCCGATGAGGCGCGAGATGAGAATGCCCTGGCCGTCGGCGCCGGCGAAGATCCCTTCGAGCGACCTCGCGAGAGCGGCCGAGTCCGTGGCGGTGGAGACGGCCGTCGCTATCTCGGCGCCGATCGAGTCGCCGATCGAGTCCGCAGCAGAGAGGACCGAGTCAACGACCGTGCCCAAGATGCCCTGGATGCCGGCGAGGATGGTGGCGGCACCGAACCCAGCGAGAGCGGCCGGCACGGCGGCGAGCACCTTGGCCTGGATCTCGGCGAGGATGCGCTGAGCCACAGGGAGCACCGTCGCTCGGACTCGCTCGTCCCAGGTCTGTGTGTCCCAGGGATCGGGACCGGGCGTGCCGGGATGGGGCGGCGGGAGCGAAGCCTTGTGCTCGTCCACCGCCTTGCGGAAGGCGGCGAGGAGCGATGCTTCGAGGCGCTCGACGTCCTTCGGGTCTATGAGCGGCGCGCTCACGACTGGCCGGCGGTCAGCTCCGGCTGGCCAGTCGACCAGCGGTTCGAGGAACGGATCCAGCCGACCTCCTCGACGTGCTGGGCGAAGTAGGCGACGTCGACCACGAAGTCGGGATCGAAGAGGCGGCGCTTGGCCATCTCCTGCGCCGTCGCTGTGACCCGCTGAGCGAGCGTCCCCGGCGAAGCCGAGCCGTGCTCGCGTGCCCAGGCCGCCACGTTGCGAGCGAGAGCGGCGAACTCCCCGGCGAACAGGCGGTCAACGCCGATCTCCTCTACGACCTTCGGGCCGAGCGTCCGGGCAATCTCTGTTGGCGGTATCCCGTCGAGGACCATCGCGAACGTCGGGATTCTCCGGGCCTCGCCGCGGAGGCGGTTGGCGGCGCGCTCGACGGCGCGCTCGATAGCCACTTCCGAGCCGGCAGAGATCCGCAGGGCGAGGACGCCGATGCCATAGGGTTCGACGCCGATGAACTGCCGGTAGTGAGCCGAGGCCGTGACCGCCGCGGGAGGCGGAGCGGCGCCGGGTGGCGCGCCAGGAGTGCCACCCGGCGTCCCCGCCGGAGTCCCAAGAGGAGACGGGAGGGCTGGACCGCCTCTCGTACCCGGAGCAGGCGTTACCCCGAGTGCCTCCTTCTGGGCTTCGAGCTTCTTGGCGAGCCCGGGATCGGGCAGCGTGACACCTTCCTCCGGGAAACCCGGCTGGACTTCCGGCCGGAGCAGGTTCGGGTCGTAGAACGGCATCACGTTCGCGTCCTGGGCCCGGATCGTCTCCCGGACGTTGAGCGCCTGGGCGAGCCGGACGCGCATCGCTACCTCGTCCGGACCCGGGAGGTCGTCGGTGGTGAACCCGAGCGAGCGCAGGTAGCTCTCGTCCGAGAGCGTCATCGAGGCGTGGGCCTCCGAGGCGTTCTTCGAACGGTCCGTGTGGGCAACGAGTCGAGAGGCGTCGTACCACACACGGCACTTGCGGATCTCCGGCGGGATCTCCGGCATCTCGCCGGTCTCCTCGTTGACGCCCAACCCAGCCGCTTCCATCATCGCGGGCCAGAGATAGCCGACCGTCAGCGCCTCGACCCAAACGAGCAACTTCGGCTCGATGTGTGTTCGGAAGAGGTCCTCCGTGATGACCCCAGCGTTGGCGAACGTCGTGTTGCCGGTGAAGTAGGTCTTGCCGTGACGCCGCGCCATCCATGTGCCGTTTGGCACGGTCGGGCACCAGATCGTCCCGGTGTAGCTGATCAGCCTCTTATGGACCCCAGGGACATCCGGATTGGTGATGTGCATCGGCTTGGGCGCCCGAGTCAGGACCTGGAAGCGATCGACGTCGGCGAAGCCGCCTGAGGTATGAGAGACGCGCTCCGTTACAGCCCGACCCGAGAGCAAGCATGCGATGCCGAACACCTCGCTGCGCCGCTTGTCGGTCTGGTGAAGTTGGAGCGCGCCGGCGCTGACTCGACAGCCGTCACCATCAACTGAGCGCTGGACGAACAGCTCGACCTGGGCCGCGGTCAGTGATCGCAGCCACCCGATCTGGATAACCTTCTCGGGCGCCACAGATCGGATCTGGTCGGCGAGAAGCTTGTTGAGATAGAAGCGCACCATCCCACGCTTGTCCACCGGAGTCTCGCGCCACGCCAGCCCAGTCTGGTCGGTGAACCCAGGGTGCTCCGATGAGCGGCGGACGGCACGGAGAGGAAGGCCGCTTCGGGCCTGGTAGCGATGAGCATTACAAAGGCCCTGACCGTGGACGGGCCAGCCACAGTCCGGGAATGAACACTTGGCATGGCCAAAGCCTCGCGAGGATCGGTGGAGACTGGCCGAAGCAGGCCCGGCAAGAGCCTGGAGTGAGCGACGGATCGAGGCAACATGCTCCGGGTTAGCGGCCTGGGACTGGTAGATCGTCGCTCCACCTGAGGCGTGGTCGGTACCTTCCGTCCAGTACCAAGCGACGAGCTCGACAAAGGCGTCGCTCCATTTCGGCTCACTTGGTGCATCGGCGTTCGGCGCCCCAGGGATGAGACAGCAGTTCGTGTTCAGGTCCTCTGACGGGCGCCACCGGCGCTCGCCGGCATCTGTGAGGATCGGCCACCGGTGGTCGACGGTCGAGAGCGAGTCATGCGATTGATGCCCGAGAGCGACCATCGGGTGGTTCGACACGGCGAAGGAACTAACGCGCTCGACGGCCTGCCACTCCGACAGTCCTGTGCCATGGTTGAGCGTCAACACCTCATCGCCGATGCAAAGAGCATCGTGCCTCAGCCAGCCGCGCTCGGTCAGGATCTCCGTGTCCTGGTCACAGCAGTTAAAGTGACCCAGGACAATTTCCGGTGGCAGGTCGATACCCTGGGCGAACCGCTCAACGGCCTCCCGGCGCTTCGCCATCGCGATCGCGGCGTCGGGACGGGCGAAGGAGACGTACTTGATCTTGTCGATGTACTCCGCCGGCCCGACGACCGACATCGGGACGACGCCGGCAGCGGAGTCCTTGTCCGTGATCGGCTTCATGGCCCAGTCGATGAAGTCCCTCGTGAACGGGTCGGATTCCTCCGAGCCAGGCTCGGACTGGTCGCCCTCCTCGTCCGTGTCGATATCGAAGTTCAGCTCCTCCGGCACGCAGATCAGGCCGTTGTTGATGAGCCGGGAGACCGTCTCGCCTCGGACCTCGCGCGTCAGGAGGACGAGTTCGTCAAGGATCGGCAGGAGGCGCTTGAAAGAAGACTGGGCGTGACGGGAGAAGCGCGGATGCGGGACCCAGCAGCGGACGATATAGCTCTTGTCGTCGAGGCGTCTCGGGTAGAAGCCAGGGCCGTAGTAGCGGACCCATGTCACCTTGCTCGTCGAGCCACCGCCGCCGGAGATGGGGCGCAGCTCGTCCGTGCTCAGGAACTCCCAGGTGCCCGGGTTCGCGTCCTTCTCGTCGTTCAGGTACATGAAGCCCTCGCCCGCCAGAGCGAGATTCGTCCCTGCCGTAGCGTTGAAACCGGTGATCCCGCCGTGGCTGGGCCGGAGCGCCTTGATCAGATCGGAGACCTGGGTGAGGACCGGCGCCTCCGGAGCCTCGTCGTCGAACGTGGTGGCGACGGCGCCCTCGGCGTTCTCGATCCCGGGCACGAGGTCGATGCGCGAGAAGCAGTTCCCATAGAAGTCCGCTGTGTAGCCGGCCTCGCCGACGAGGTCGTAGAAGCCCCATGCCTCCTGTTGCCAGAGGCGGACGGCAGACGGAGGCGGGATGGCGTCCCGGTCCTGACGACCTTTCCCGAAGATGGCGGCCGCAGCCGTGATGCTCGCGGTCCCGTAGCGCCCGTTCGGCGTCTGCAACAGCGCCTTCTCAGCGAGGTCCGCCTGGGCGAGCATCGTCTTGTCGTCCGGGATATCGGCGAGGAACGTCCCGCGCTCGGTCAGCTCCGGGATCAGCTTCGAGCGGTCGAGCGCATTCGGGTAGCGCAG